TTAGTGTTGTCTGATTGAACCAGTCAATTATTTCAACACTTACAGACTTGATGTCGTCATCGCCATATATTATTTCGGCGACGTGCTTCCGGTAGTCACACACTGCTGGAAGTCCCTGTTGCCTCTTCAGTAGAAGATAAGCTATCCGCATGACGATACCATTAAACAATGAATTAATTATCACAGTCAATGGATTGCCTGATGGTTGCGAGTGAGTCTTACGAATCACTTCGCCCCGCACAATAATGTCCGCGTTGCAAATGTGTTCCCACAATGCAGCTCGGACCAATTGTGACTCATCATCATCGCCATACCACTCGTTTATCTTCTCCAGAATTTTCACAAGAACTTGCATCAGAAGAGATCCATCGAAGTTAGAAAAGTCACCTGCAATCATATAATTTCCTTTAGACTGCAAGTGATGGGCCAGTTTCGTCCACTCAAGAGAGTATGGATTGATTCCGACAGCTATGCCGTTGTCAATTCTCCTTCTCATCACGTGAGCGGCGAAGTCCAGAAAGTATTGGCGGATGGCAATGACCAAATGCTGAGGACATGCTTCAAAGACGCGTGTCTTTCCAGCATCTACCTTAGCAATTGGTCGCTTTTCATCCTTAAGCGTCGCAATCGAGATCGCACTCCCACGAATACCTTGTCGTGAATCCTCCAACAACTTCAAAACATCTTTCTTTAGCTCCGGATGGTCAACTATATAGTCTTCTCCATCACCAAGCCAAGCAGTTTTTCCTTTTGATTTGTTGGTAAGATTATAAGGGTATCCAGGGGAAGTTGTGCGATTTATTGGTCGTTTATAAGGATCGCCCTCTATGCCAACGATCGCTTCCTCATAGCTGTGCACAATGCCCTTCTTAGTTGTGGGTTTCCCCAAACCTTGAAAGACATCATTTGCAGCAGCTTCAAGCAAGTCTTCATCAACATAAGTTTGTCCACCCATGATTTTCTTAATACCCTTAAGCATAGGGTCAACCAAGCCTTCTCCTTCAACCACAACAGGTTTCAGGAAAGCAGGCTTTGTGACATGCTTTTGGATTTTATCGAAAACCAAGGACGGGGCGAGTTGAGTCAAGGAGGGTGCTGCAGGGGCAGGTGCCAGCCCTACATTCAGACAATCTCCAGCGTCCAGAAGAGACACTTTACACGTGGGATCCACCCATGACTGAGAGTATGGCAGTCGTCCGTCAATCAAATATGATTTCGGAATGCCAAAACGCTCGACATGGGCAGACAGTGCAGCTTCAAGAAACTGTCGAGTTGTCAAAGCACCCAATGCGAGTACGCCAGCGCCTCCAGCAACATGGAACCCAATGAGTTTGGTATGGATCATACGATTGGAAATGGAAAG